TACGAAATACATTCTTAATGCACTTAAGAAAGTCGGGTAAGATGGCTAAGGTAAGTTTAGAGCATATTGCAATGCTTCAACAGGATCCAGGCGAGGAACTAAAACACGAATCCTATTCAAAGATACTAGATGTATTAGATGAAGAGATAACAAACTGGCATTGGTATGACCAAAAGCTCTTTAAACTATACAAAGATACTGATTTGTCAATGCGTGATATAAGCAAAGAAACATCAATAAGCGTTACTTCTATATTTCACACTATCAAACAATGCAAAACACGAATTAATGAATCAGTAGGAGAAAACTACGAAGATTATATAAATGGAGATTACGAACTAATAAAATAAATAATATTATGGGCAGACCAAGAAAGAAAGCAGAAGGATTAGGAGATACAGTAGAGCAAGTATTAGAAGTTACGGGTATAGCAAAAGTTGCTAAATGGGTTTTGGGAGAGGATTGTAAATGTGAAGAAAGAAAGGAGAAACTAAACAAGATGTTTAGATACAAAACACCTCTTTGTTTAACCCAAACTGAATACGAAATTTTAACTAATGATAATCTAATTCAAAAAGATACATTAAGACCAAGTGAACAAATGGACATCATTAAGATTTATAACCGTATATTTAGTGAGAATCAAGTAATGACTAATTGCGGTTCTTGTATGAGAGAAGTAGTTAATAAAATGAGATTAGTTTATAACGAATATAAAGACGAAGATGCCAATTCCTAAACCACAAAAAGACGAATCACAAAATGATTACTTACAAAGATGTATGAGTGACCATATAATGATTAAAGAATACACACAAGACCAACGAGCTGCTATCTGCAAAAGCACTTATCAAGAATTAGCTACTGAAAAAATTAGCTTTGATTTTGATGGAACTTTAGATACTCAAAAAGGATTAGACCTTGCTTTAAAATATAAGCAACAAGGAGCAACAGTTTATATTATTTCAGCACGAGATAGTAAGGATAATATGTTACCAAGAGCAAACAAAGCAGGTATTCTTTTTTCAAGAGTCTATGCAACAGGAAGCAACAAAGCTAAAGTTGAGAAGATAAAAGAACTCGGAATAAATAAACACTATGATAACAACCCAGATGTAATTAAAGAGTTAGGTAATATAGGACAATTAATATGAAAGTAGAAAAAGTAAAGATTAGCGAAGTAAAGACTAATCCAAAGAATCCTCGTTTTATTAAAGACGACAAGTTTAAAAAGTTAGTAAAGTCTATTCAAGAGTTTCCTCAAATGTTAGAACTTAGACCAATTGTAGTGGATGAGAATAATATTGTACTTGGTGGAAATATGAGATTAAAGGCTTGCATTGAAGTAGGTATAAAAGAAGTTTATATTGTTAAAGCTGAAGACTTAACAGATCAACAAAAAGACGAATTCATAGTTAAGGACAATATTGGTTTTGGAGAATGGGATTGGGATGTGTTAGCTAATGAATGGGATACAGAAAAGATACAGGATTGGGGATTAGACTTACCAGTTGATTTAAGCGTAACAGAATTGGAAGCAGAAGAAGATGACTTTGATGTTCCTGAAGGTGGAATTAAAACAGATATTGTATTAGGAGACTTATTTGAAATAGGAGAACACCGTTTACTTTGTGGAGATAGCACTTGTAGTGATACCGTTGCTAAGTTAATGGACGGTAAAAAAGCAGATATGGTTTTAACTGATCCACCTTACAACGTAAACTACGGATCAAACAACAACCCAAGCTGGAAACAAGGAGACAGATCAATTGAAAACGATAACATGTCAGGGGGAGACTTTAAGGACTTTATCCAAGGAATTGTTTCTAATATTAAATTATTTTGTGACGGAGTTGTTTATTGCTTTGGAGCGCAAGGTGCAGACGGACGAATAATGTTTAGCGTTCTTGACGAGAACTTACATAATTCAGGAACAATTATATGGTTAAAAGATCGTTTGGTTTTAGGTAGAAGTAAATACCATAACAAATACGAACCATGCTGGTTTGGCTGGAATAAATCAGGAGAAACATTTACAGATGATAGGAGCCTTACAAATGTATTCGAGTGTAAAAGACCAACAAAAAGTGATCTGCACCCAACGATGAAACCAATTGAATTACTTGAAATGCCTTTAAATCACAATCCAAAAGCCAAAAGTGTACTTGATTTGTTTTTAGGTTCAGGTTCAACAATGGTAGCCGCACACCAACTTAAACGTAAATGCTACGGTATGGAATTAGACCCGAAGTATTGTCAGGTTATTATAAATAGAATGCTTACATTAGATCCAACTTTAAAAGTAAAGAAAAATGGAGAAGATTACACATTGTAGATTTGGAGGTAAGGATGGATTTAAGTTTTTGGAAAGTGGTAAATGCTTTACTTATAATAAAAACCAAAAATCTAAAAGAAAGGCTTATAAATTAGCTTCTGAAGAAATGATAAAAGCAGAACACTCAAAGGATAAATAATCAACGAGAATACAACAATCAAATGGCAAATAAAGATATTATACCAAGATGGGAGAAAGGCGAAAGCGGAAACCCTGCAGGAAGACCAAAGGGAAGTAAAAACCGAAGCACAATTGCGCGCCAATGGTTAGAAGTTAATCAAAACTTAAAAAACCCTTTAACAGGCGAAAATGAGACAATGAGTCAAGAAGACTTAATGACCTTAGCGTTAATTAAGAAAGCTCGTGAAGGTGACGTAAACGCTTACAAGGCGCTTATGGATTCAGGCTACGGAAGTCCACTACAACAGATTGAGCAAACCAATATTGAAATACCTTTATTTCCTGATGTTCAAGAGAACGACTGCAACTAATAAAGTTTTAGCTTTAAAAAAACGAACCAAGATAATTCAAGGAGGAACAAGTGCGTCTAAGACTTTTTCGGTTTTGGCAGTTCTAATTGATAAAGCATTAAAGTCAAGCGTTGAAATAAGTATAGTTGCTGAATCAATACCTCATCTTCGTAGAGGTGCTTTAAAAGACTTCTTAAAAATAATGAAGTGGACTAATCGTTACATTGATGCTTCGTTTAATAAATCACTTCTTAGATACGAATTTGGCAATGGTAGTTATATGGAATTCTTTAGTGCAGATGACTCATCTAAACTAAGGGGAGCGCGTAGAGACATTTTGTATATAAACGAATGTAACAATATTGAGTTCGAATCTTACAACGAACTTTCCATAAGAACCAAGAAAGAAGTTTATTTAGACTTCAATCCTGCAAATGAGTTTTGGGTACACACCGAACTAAAAGACGAACTAGATACTGACTTCATAATTTTAACTTACAAGGACAATGAAGCTCTTGATGAAGCAATAGTAGCACAAATAGAAAAGAACCGTTTAAAAGCCACAACAAGTAGTTATTGGGCTAATTGGTGGCGTGTTTATGGATTAGGTGAAATAGGAATGTTAGAAGGAGTTATCTTTTCTAATTGGAAGTTGATAGACACAATACCTGTAGAAGCAAAGTTGCTAGGATATGGATTAGACTTTGGATATACGAACGATCCAACAACAATCATAGAAGTTTACAATTATAACGGCAAAAGGATCCTGAACGAAATCTGCTATCAAACAGGAATGGTCAATAGTGATGTGGCTAAAAAGTTAGAATCAAATGTTATTGCTTATGCTGATTCCAGTGAACCAAAATCAATCGAGGAAATAAAGAGACAAGGTAAAACAATTAAAGGAGTTACAAAAGGTCAAGATTCAATTAACTTTGGTATTCAGATAATGCAAGGACAAGAATACTTGGTGACATCATCAAGCATAAATTTAATCAAGGAATTAAGGGCCTATTGTTGGGACTCTGACAAAACAGGTAAAAGACTAAATAAACCTGCAGGTGGAAACGATCATGCTATAGATGCTGTGAGGTACCACGAAATGGAAACATTGGGAATTAACTCAATGTATGGACAATACAATATAAGATGACCGAAGAAGTAGATTTAAACGCAATGAAAAGAGTAATTGAAACATACATCTTTGAGAAGAAAGGAAGACGAATACAAATAGTATTTGATGATTTGATGAGTATGAGAAGACACTTTCAAATGCTGAGTGAAGCCTACGATTTTGTAGTTGCTTATAACAATAAGAAAAATAATTAATTTAATATATATGCAGTTAGAATTAACAGTACCGACAAGTTTAAATGAAATTCCTTTAGTGAACTATCAGGAGTTTATTAAGATGCGTGAAAACACGAATGATGATGAGTTTATGGCCCAAAAAATGATTGAGATATTCTGCGGTATTAAGCTAAAAGATATTGTCAATCTTAAAATGACTGAAGTCAATAAGTTAATCATCCACTTCAACAAATTGTTTTCTTATACACCTAAATTAATA